TATAAAGAATCTCTTTCATGGATTCTCCAAACTGTTCAATAGTGTCTTTGTCTAGGTCAATGTGTTCACCTTTACCAAGTACACCAATCTTATTATATATATCTTGGACTAAAGTGTCAAGTGTTTTTGTTTTTTTCTTCATGCTTTTTTAAATATCCTATTGCTCTTTCTAGATTACTGATATCATCTTTTAAAAAGCCAATGGCTCTATTACATAAATGACACAACCATCCTCTAAATTTATCAGTATCGTGATCGTGATCTAGACACCAAATGCCTCCATTTTTACCTCCTTTTAGTCCTAAATTTTTTTCTGTTCCTAAACAGATAGGACATTTATAATTTTTAGGAGGTGAACCATGTATTGATTTTAATTTAACTCTAACTTTATTTAATTGTTTATCACAATCTTTGCAGTTTGCTCTACGAAATTTTTGTTCAGCACTTTGCCAAGGAAAGTGTTCTAAAGGCTTAACAATTTTACATTTAGGGCATCTTTTATTTTTTTTATCTTCAACAGTAGATGTTAAAATTTTAAAAAAAGAAAGTTGTTTAGTGTGTTTCACTCCAGTTCCTCCCTATTCTAAACTCTCCATCAAGTGGACATCTAAGATTAAAATGTTTACCTGCATCAATAATACTTTGTACTGCAAGAGTACCTACCTTATTGGCTCTGCATTCTGATACTTCTATCTGCCATTCATCATGGATGTTAGCAACAAACTTAAAAGGCGTCATGCTAAGTTCTAAACGGTTAGCAAGTATGATTAAAGCTTTCTTCATAACGATAGCACCTGCACCTTGAAGCAAGGTATTCAAAGCAGCATGGTTGTTTCTTATGTAAAGCTTTCTACCATCTAAACCTTTAAGGAATTTTTTATTTGCTGCTCTTTGAACCCTGTCTCTAAGAGATTTAAATGTAGGTTTATTATCGAAGAAATGTTCTCTAGCTCTCCTACCATCAGCCGTAGATCCTCCAACCACTTTGCCAAGTTTTTCATCTCCTGCTCCGTACATGAGGGCATAGATGAATGTCTTCGCCTGATTTCTTGATTCAAGTTGTGCAGCTCTTTGATTAGCTGTGTGTATATCTCCATCCAATATCTCCTTTGTAAATTCTTCATCATCCATATAGTGTGCTAACATTCTAATCTCTAGACCACTAGCATCAACACCAACAAGTACGTTACCATCATCAACTGTCCAACAAGCTCGGCATTCTTTACCGTATGGATTACTTACTGATGGAACCTGTGCCATGTTAGGATTTCTGTGTGTCATTCTTCCAGTGATGGTGCCATTAGGAATAACAAAACCATGTACTCTACCATCATCTTGAACAGCATCAATCCAAGATTCAATTTGAGCAATACGCTTTTGAAGCATTAAAAAGTCTGCAATAAGTTTAGCTTCATGGATATGTGTTATCTCTGATAATGTTTTCTCGTCAACAATAGGCTGACCTGTTGGTGTAAATCTATCAGGCTTCCATCCAAAGTCAGCAAGATATTCACCAATCTGTTTACGACTACCAAGATTAAACTCTTGTAAAGTTTGTCGCATGAATGGTTTAAAGTTGTTGGTAGATATACATCTATCAAACTCTTCATCAGTCAATCCACGTTTTGAAAGTGTGCCATCTTTCTTGATGTAAGGTGTAATTAATTTATCATCAACCCATCTTGGTTTAAATGTACGGTGTACTTCGTCTTCAATGGCTGTCATTTTCTCACGTAACTCAGCAAGTAATAAGAATGCTGATTGTTCATCAAACTTAAAACCGTTTGCTTCTTGTTGTTTCATAATCTTAGCAACACCATGTTCAATAGCTATGCTATCTTTACTAAAACCTACAGATTCTTTACGTAACTCATGAAATACCATTGTGTTTAGTTGAACGTCTCGGACACAGTACTCAAGCATCTCGGGTGTGTACTCGGTGTACTCCTCAAACTCAATCTTTTTATAGTTAAGTTTGTATCCCCAGTTCTCAAGACTGTGTCCACCTTCACGTGTTGGATTGAATAGACGTGACAAGACTAAAGTATCAATGACATCCTTACCTGACAGATTAATGTTACCAAACTTTTCAACCATTGGAATATCAAATCCAATAATGTTGTGACCAATTAAACGGTCAGCTTTAGTTAAGAGTTCGTATGCATCATCAAGCTTGTGAGGTGGAAATTTAAATATCTCATTGGTGTCAGGATTCTGTGCCACAATACACCAAACCTTTGTAGCTTTAATATCATCTGTTTCTATGTCAAATACTAAGTCCATTAAAATGCTTCTCCTGCATTATCGTCTATGGTTATATCTGCATCTGATAATTCACGCAGTCTGCCAGTATCACCATCATAAATGACACGACATGCCATCCCAACATCTCCTGTATATCTAGACTTCAAGACTCTCATTCTTGTTGTCCTTGCTTCATCAGGGTCTTCAGATTGCTGATTTCTTTCAAGTGCAATAACACAATCAGATAATTGAGCAATACTGTTTGACCCACGAAGGTGAGAAAGACTTACCTCAATACCGTTCTCGTGTCCTTTGTTTCCATCGACACGTCTTAAGTGAGATACTAAAATAATTCCTGCTCCAGTTTCTTCAACGATACTACGTAACCTTGTCATTATGTTATCGATGGCTCGTCTTTCGTCACCTTCACTAACTGCTGAAACTAACATGTGTAAGTGATCAACCACTACCCATTTACAATCACAACCAATAATCATAAAGCGTAACTTACTAAAAATATCTTCAATGTCATTAGTTCCAAAATGGGAATGTATCCATACTCGGTTCTTGTTATCACCATCATATAGAATATCAAAGAATTTATCTAGCTCTTCCTTAGAGAAGTTCTCTCTTATATGGTCAATGTACAATCTTGCATTAGCTTCAATAGAAAGAATACCATCAACCGTTCTTCTCCAATCTTCTTCAAGTGCGATGATGCCAACGTTATCTTTAGTCTCTTTAATAAGCCAATGCTCAATCTCTCTAGTAACACTAGACTTACCAAGACCTGTACCACCTGTCAGTGTTACCAACTCACCTTGTCTCATACCATAAAGTTTCTTGTTCAATCCCTCGTAAGGATAAGGAACAGATTCTTTCTTCTCTCTGTTATGAAACTTATCACGTTGTTCAGTGATGTTGATAACACCAGATGGCGTGTACACTTTAGCAGACCACCAAGCTTCAACAAACTCTTTATGCTTGTTGCTCTTGAGCATGTCGTTAGCATCTTTCCAACCGTTAGGAAAAGAAAGTATCTTTGCTTTGCCGGGCTTGAATAGTCTAGCAACTTTGACAGCTGCATCCTTTCCTGCCTTGTCATTATCAAAAGCAATGATAACATTTTCAAAGTCGTCAAAGAACTCTAAGCTTTCTTTAATATCGGTGACTGCTCCTTGTGCACCACGTTTAATAGAAACAACAGCCCACTTACTACCTAGTAATTCGTAGGCTGCCATTGCATCGCACTCTCCTTCGGTGATGGTAATGTACTTACCATTCTTGAAAAGTTGTTGACCAAACAATCCAGTACCTGAATAACCGCCTTGAACAAAGAAGTCTTTGGTTACACTGTTACGAATCTTAGTTGCACCAAGTTCGTGTCCATTGTAATAAGGATAGAAGTGTTTGATTACTTCACCCTTTAGATTCTGTACTGCTTTAACTCCGTACTTCTGTGCTGTAGCTTGAGAAATACCTCTATCTGTCAAAGCAATAAAGCTTCCTTCATTGACATTGTCAAGTTCTTTATACTCAGTCTTAGGTTTTGTTATTGTTGTCATATCCTTTCCTCTACATGCTCCTTCATAATCAAAGATAAATTCACCACAGCTAAAACACTTTGCCGAACCATCTTGATTAACTCCGACAGCATCACTACTGCCACACAAAGGACAAGGTTGATGTACCTTATCCCAAGTTTTATCGTCCATGTTAGCCCTCAACATTAATTAAGATTCCTCTGTTTCTGTAT